ACTTGCCGCCATTAAAGACACGCTTTAATTCAATTTCGCCGTGCGTGCCAAGATATACCGTCATGAGATCGTTACGGTTGACAATGTTCCGGTTCCTTGGAACGCAATTTCAGCTCGGACAATATCACCTGTTGCCGCACCAATAGATGCGCTGGTAATGTACGCAGTTAGTTTAATATCGTTGTTATCCGTTCCATCAACCCAGCGAAAAGTTAATTCGACAGTATCGCTGCTGCTAACGCCATCGATGCCAGTTTTGTAAAGCTTGCTAAGGATGCTTGTAGTATTAAAAGTGCCGTCATCTTCTTTGTAATACAACAACGTTGCGCTTCCGCTATACCCCACTACGCCAGGTACATAAACACGAATGTGCTCGTTTAACGTTGTTGTCTCAAGTGTTTCTAAATTTGCAGACAGCTGAAAATTAACGACCTTGGCAAGGGTCGTTCCACCGACTTGCAATACCCCATCTCTGCCGGAGTAGACCTTTGCCATTAGGAAGCATCCTTTGTCGGGAAAGTGATCACGCCAATCAGATTCACTGTAACAGTGCTCACCCCAGGTCGCACCTGAACAACCTGTGGTGGACCCTCATATCTGTATTCAGCTGTGTTGCCAGAGTTAACAGCGGTTGTTGTTGCAGCAGGCGTATTGGCTGCACCTCCCATTCCGCTGTGCTGGGTGCAATAATAAAATAAATCTGGAGCGTCTTTTGCTACCAGAATCCTGGTGTAAGAACCTGCTTGACCAGGCGTGCCAAATGTGGTCACCCCTGTGGTGTATTCCGTTCCACCGCCATGCGTTCCGTTACTGGTTTCAGAAAACCGCAGTGGATGGCCTGAGTTAGAAGCGTTCTGCTGGTTGAACAAATGAACGGTGCCTTCAGTTAGCTGCAAGGTCTCTGCATCAGAAGTCCCTCCGTTGAAACGGTATTTATTGCCTCCACCGCTGCTGACCACAGTTACCAAGTAGGTCACAGTCGGAATTTCAATTTCAGCTGGCTTCAAGGCATCTCGGTTTCCCTCCCAGCCACCTAAAGACTGTCCAGGCAAGTTAAAAGTCTGGAATGTACCCTGCACTTCGTCATAGTGATCAAGAAATAACTCAGCGTTTGCATCGCCAATGTTGGCGTAAGACAAGCTGAGCTTCATTTCACTCCGCTCACTGCCGTACAAAATCCGAGTTTCAGCCCCGCTTTGCGACTTGAACGTTTTGACCGGATAGCTTCCGGGCTCGTAGGTACGACCAGAAGGTTTGAGAATTGGAAAGGCCATCAGCTTTGATCAGTAATAACAGAATTTTCACTTGCGATCAGTTTCGCAAGCTTGCTAGATCCATCATCATCGCAAGGATGCTCGGAAGCAACTATATCCACTGTTCCTTCCTGTGAAAAAGTCAACTGCTCGACAACGTAGACGTTTTGTGAGACCTCTTCATTTTTGACACTAAAAACGGTGTTGTGGAAAGTTGCGTCAGAAACAATGCCGTTATTGACTTGCATTATTCCTTCCTCAACGTCTTGCGAATCTGTTTTAAAAAAGAACACTTTATATTGGTTGTCGGGCATGTCTTGCAAGCTTTCTACCACTCCAGCAGAGCTAACTGTTCCGTTGTTTGCGCTGAGGTAAGGGCTAGAGCTTGTAATTACTTTTATGTAAGATCCAGCCTGCAAATCTAACCCGTGCACGGTTGTTGAAAAACTAATTGTATGGGTTATTAAATCGCGAATCCCTAAAAAATATTTTGCAACTTGAATTGCATGGCTTTCTGAAGTGCAGAACTGTGTTAGGTCAAATTGCTCTTGAGGTAATAAGTCTATATCGTGTTTCTGGAACTGTCCTGGCAGCCTGACTTGTATAACTTTTTCTTCAGGCAGTTTATTTTTACTTTCTTGCCTGTAGCGCATTACTGCCTTAAACGGCCTGCGTTCTTCGCTTCTTAAATACTCTACCTTGTAACTGTCTTCTAAGATGTTGCCAGCAGTAAAAAGTTGATCTATTTTTACCGCTCCAACGTTAATTTGACCACTCTTTTCCATAACAGGTATTGCCGGTTTAAGTGAAAACTTGCCGTCCATAATTACAAAATTGCACAGGAAAAAAGGCGCTGTGTCCGTAATAAACTGACGAAGATTTGTCCTGTTTCCTATTACTCCATTAAAAAATAATTTTTGCGCGTGCAGAAAAAGTGAAGTGTTTATAAAGTCTTGTTTATTTAGCAGTGCGGGGTTTTCATCGTTTTCGTTCATTTTTAATAAAGCACCCGCTCCACCTGTTTGGTTGGTTAGCAGGTAAAACACTAAATCAGTGAACAAGTTACTAGGGCCGGTTTCTTTGCCATTAGCCGCAAGATTATCTAAGTTGTAAACGGATTTATTAGGATGCAGCCTTTTAACGTGCAGCCCACTATTAAGCCAACAACGCATTTGATCTAAGCTTGTAAAATTACGACTTGCCTTTAAAGATAAACCAGCAATAGTAAGATCTAACATGTTGGCCTTATCGTCATTTACTTGCGCTTCATTTATGTAGACAATTTCATGCTCCGGACTTGTGCTGTTTGATTTTTCAACAAAGCCACGATAAGCACTAATGTCTGAAATTTGTGTTTGCTCTGCAAAAAACAACTCAGCTTCGAACGTTGCTGGTTCAGTGCTTTCGTAACTAACGTCTGTAATTTTATACGTTGCGCCAACATGGCTATAGCCTGCCTTGAAAGGGTTGTCAGAGCTTACGGCTCTTCTGGAACTAAAAGTTTCACCTATATTCCAAGTTTTTGACGTAGAATCGTTTTCGATAACTTGAACAACCTCTGGAGTTGACCAGCCAAAGCTATTGCCAACTATTGTGCCCAGAGTATCAATGTTTTCAAATTCTTTAACTCTAGATTTTAGCTTGACTCTGATACTTTTGTCGCCTTCAGTAAAGGTCTTTGTAATTGTTTTGGTATCGCCAGGCGGCACATCTACCGCACCAAAACCTA